ACCACAGTGGTGGTACGGATTTGGATGGTCTGATTAGGCAAGATTTCTTCTTTGTATTCAAGTCGTTTTGTAATAGCCATTAAGAATGTCCTCCAGACAAAATAGGTTTAGGCTTTATGCAGCTTCGTATGTGACATGTCCAACCATGGTTCCTGATGGATCCCTGGGGCTGCCGTTGTCATATCTACGGAGAACGGTCAATTGCGTTGTGTTAGCAACAGCACCTTCGGCAAAGAACATATAACCTGTGTGAGCAGCTTCTCTAGCAGTGCCGCCGCCGTTGTAAGTAAAGCTAGCATTATTTTTTACGGTAAAAGGCAAATTGCTAATACCTAAATTAAATCCGCCAGAACCATTGATGCTGTAGTTAAATTCAAACCAAACATGCACAATTTGCCCGATTTTTGTATAGCGACCTGATTCACCAGATGCTGCGATGCCTCTGTTGCTTGGGTTGTAAGACAAGTAGGGTGTTGGCGTCCAAGTGCCCTCTTCATAATCGTCGAGAGCGTTTACTTGCGCCGTGTCGCCGTTAAACTTAAGACCGTCTAAATCTATACGAGATAAGTTTGTAGTATTATTTTTAAAAATATGTGCTTGAGTGCAATTATATACTAAGTTCGTAAGACCAGTAGAGCCTTGATTAAGGCCAATTGTAGCTGTTGTTTCGTTACTGTTGCGATTACTAGTAAATGCTATTGCAGAGCCGAAGTCACCAGTATTATTATTATGTAGGTTTAAAACAACATGAGGGTTAGTAGAAGCGGTCCCTCCTGTTGTAACAATACTGACTTCATCTGTTCCAAACTGCAGACCTGTGTCGGCGTCTGATCCCGTAATACCTGGATTAGCGGTGGTATTAGTACCGTCAATTTTTACAGTCATAATTAAACAATAGTCCAGGTAGAGCCAGAAGGTACGGTGACAGTTGCACCAGAGTTGACCGTCAAAGGTCCAGCACTAATAACGTTTTTGCCAGTGCCAATGGTGTAAGAAGTAGTAATGGTGTTGTCATGCTCGACAGCCCATTGGTCGTTTCCACCACCAGAAGCACCACCTGCAAAGCCCCAGCTCAGGTTGCCGTTGAGGTCGGAAATGATTGCCTTGCCAGCAACGTCTGGATAACTTGTAGGCAACGTAAGGACGTAATTAACTTCAGTTCCACCGTCAAGATCCAAAACAGTCGGACCTTTCAGACCAACATAGTTTTGGACAGTAGTGCTGCCGCCTTGTGCCGGGGGCGATTCAAAGAAACGAAGTTCTTTTGTAGGGTTAAATGTTACGTTACCACTAAATGTACCGCCAGCAAGCGGCATAGATTCAGTATCTACATAGTTCTTAGTTGCAGCATCTTGTGCATCGGTTGGATCGGTTACACTGGTGATACGGCTTGACTCAAGGTCAACAGTACCAGTGCCATGCGGGCTAATGACAATGTTTTCGTTACCACTGTCACTGACAATCTTCTTACCGTTGACATCTAGGTCACTACCAAGTTGAGGACTTGTGTCCGACAGCAAATCAAACGCAATAGAACCAGTAGGAATAGTAATAAAACCAAGCTGTTGATCTACCTCAAAAATTGGGTCAGTGCTTTGGTTACCACCAATCTTAAACTTACCGTTGTGGTCAGTGATAGCAGTCCAGACTTTACCGTTGTTAAGTTCAGTAATCTGTTTAGTTTCATCCGGCACACCACCATTTTCAGGAAGTGCATCGTAGTCCATACCGCTACCGACGTACTCCATCGTGTGACCGCTAGAAGCAATCTGGGAACGAAGGAAGAACGACACAGCAGCGTTGTCAGCTACAGCACCGTTAAGTCCGAGGTTTTGACTACGCTTGGATGGGTTTGGACGACTAATGGTGACCCTGTGCCCACCAGCAATGACAGTAGACGACAGAATAGGATAAGTGACACTGTTGACAGTTACCAGCATGTTGCTAGCTGGTTTAGTGTCATCGCCAAACCAACCTGCGCCTGCAGTAACGTTATCAATGTCAAACGTTAGATCACCATCAGAAGCTGCACCATTGACTGTTGCAGTAAAGATTGCAGCAGAGGACTTGCCATCAGCAACCAACGCCTTTTCACCAAAGTCAGTGGTAGAAGCAGCTAGGTTGGCTTGACCACCATTAAGTGTTTTGATGTGGTACTTGTTAAAGAAAGCGTAGCTAGACGTACACTGTGCATAACCGTTGTTCGTGACAAGAATGCCAGGTCCGTTAAGACCAACGTGGGTATAGCTGTCTGCAACCATCGACCGCAGAGGGCTTGTGGTTTTAGGCACATTGCCGTCAACCAACATGCCACCGCCAGTGGGAGCGTTTGTCAGGTCACCTGCAAAACCGCCACGGGGACGGTGAGACCGCAGATCGCTGTTGTCAATCTGGCTGTCAGAGAAGTTAGTGCAGTTTTGGACGTACGGGGACTTAGTGATAAATGCGTTGTTGTAGAACGCGAAGTTCCAACCCTGCCTTGTAGGAAGATCAGAGTCAAGAGTATTAGTGCCTGAACTGCTGGCTTGCATACCAGTCAAGGTCAGATTCTGTACAAATGAACCACTGTTTAGCTCAAACAAAGCATTGTTGCCGTCTGCGTGGTCACCCTGTGTAGCAACAGTTGGGTGTACAAGGCAGCTACGCAGTGCCATGCCGATAATAGACACGTTACGGCGTTTGATCTGGATAGGTGCAATCTCTTGGTAGGTACCTGCAGCAACAATCACGGTCATGCCGTCACCGCCGCCAGTCACTTCCAGCTCAAAACCAGAACCACCACCGTTGCCAAGGTTAGAGTCAGCAGCAGACAGGATGTCACCGATTTGGTATTCTTGCAGCGTAGAGTTTGCAACGTTAGTGACGGAGCTAATCACACCACCAGCAACAGTAATTGTTGCGGTCAGACCTGATCCAGTTGTACCTCCAGTAAGAGGAACATTGCTGTATGTACCGTTGGCGTAGCCTGAGCCTGCAGTCTTGATAGACGTATCAACGTCTGCGTTAATATCGTTAATAGCTTCTTTAATAGTCAGTTTAGGACCACTGATACGGTGACCAGTTTTTGAATCGTCACCACCAGTTTTGTCAACGTAGATAACTTTATCTTGAGTACGGAAAGAACCGCCAGACGCAACGTCAAGCCAAGTGCTGCCGTTCCAGATTTTTAGAGTTTGGTCATCATCGTTTTGCAGCCAGGTTTTACCAATCTGATACGAACCTAATGGAATGCCAGTCTGGACTAAAGTATCAAAACGCTTAGCAGCAGCACTAGAAGTAAAAATGCTATCATCGTTAGTCGTAGGACCTGCGTCCTGCTCAGCTAGTGTAATGACATCATCGTTTTTGAGGCGATCGAGATCAACAGAATTAGCTGGAATGCCGATTGTAATAGTACCGTCACCGTCGTTAGTTACAGACAAGCCATCACCTGCTGCAATGTCACCAGTGATAGCAGCATCGATCATGTCGTCGATCTTTGCCGTAGTAGCGATAGTCGTATCGTTGTTAGGATTTGACTCGCTAGAAGTGACAATATCAGAGTTTTTAATACGGTCCAGGTCAACGGAGTTAGCGCCAATACCGAGTGTTACCTGACCACCTGTAGCAGACTTTGTAAGGCCAGTGCTGTCAATAAGCACGTCACCTTCAATAGCCGTGTCAATCTTAGAGTCAACACGGTTATCGACGGCTGCTGTGGTAGCAATGGTGGTGTCGTTGTCAGGCCATGACTCACCACTTGTGATGGTTTCAGTGCCATCATCAAAGTAGTTATCCTCAAGGTACTGTTTAGTAACAGCATCTTGTGCGTTAACAGGATCAGCCAGTTCGGTGATCCTGTTGCTGTTCATATCGACGTTTGTACTAAATTCACCGTTTTCTTTGGTGACGTACTGGTCTTTGATTTCTTGAACAGCAAAGTTGTTTTGCTCAAAGTTGTCGTTAAGGTCCTGTGAACGGATGGATGAACCGGCAAAGAATGTAGCCTTTAGGTCATCAACATCCGTCTCACGGAAGATACGAATGGTTTGGCTGGAGGTGGGGGTCAGCGAAACAAATTGAATGGTAGAGGCTGTTGGAAACGTGTATGCAGTTGTTGCCTGAGTTACGCCGTCAATACTTACCTTGACGTCGGTCTCATCAATGTATTCGAATGTAAAAGAAAAGGGGCCGGTCGTACCGTTCCCCGCAAAAGTATTGAATGTGACAGCCATTTAGGTTAATTTGTTAGCGGGTCATTTTGAGAAGCTCTTGTGCTTCATCGTAAAGCCTATTAGATCCTTCCATGCCAGTTGTCTGCCTATACTTAGAACCGGCAAGTTTTTGGCGAGCGTTGATAAGGTTGATAACATCTGCATCTTCACTGATGTTTGCCCACGCTATTCTACGAGCTTGATCCATGTAGTATTTAATTCTACGATTATGGTGATAGGACATAGGATCTTTACCTCGCCTTCCAGATGCAAGATCTTTTTCCATTTCCTCCATAGACGCTAAAATTTTTTTGTCAGTAGACAACTTATCAAGTGTTTTTTCTAGGTTCTGCTCACCGATAGCTTTTTGGAAAAGGGAACGGACTTTGGCATTCTTAGCCAAAGACGTGCCGTCAGGTGCAGAGTACACTGACATCCGCATATCATAGTTGCTACGCAGAAGCATTTGACGTCCAGGAGAGGGGTCAAAGTTCAGTTGTACAGGGCTAAAGAAGTTGAACATGCGAGTCAACGGGTGCCAATCGTTGATGGCTTTGCCGTTAAGAATGTCATACTTCATAGGCAGTTGATCGTCAGTCAACCCTTCGAACATCAAGTTGCGGTTACGAATTTGCTCCATCATTCCAGAGTTCAACTCACGCATCTGTGGGTTGAGCAGACGGCCAATCTCATTACGCAGTGACGACAACGGAATGGTGTTGTTGAAGAGGTTGCCTGCAATTTTTTCAAGCTTCCTAGGATCGTTGCCCAACACGTCAGTGAGCTGTTCCAGACCTTGCATGTAGGTCTTGGAAATCATGCCCTTACCAATAATAAAAGCAATGCCAGCCAGATGCTGTTCTGTCCACTCGCTTCCCATCAACCGTTGGTTATCGCCAACGTCAGCGATTGCAGCAAGGACGTTGTTGAAAGGTTCTAGGGAATCGTAACTAACCCATACATTACCGAGTTTGATTGAACGCGGCTTCCATCCTGCGGCTTCCCAGACACGCCTTAGCTTGACGTCGGCTGGGCCGTTGCCACTAAGGTTGCCATTGAGATAATGGGTTGTTGCCATAAAAACGACACCGCTGCCCATAGCAAGACGTCCGTTTTGTAAAGCCTTTGCATTGGCTAGTTCAAAGTCATTAGTGATGCCATACTGACGTACGTTGTCAAGGCTACCAGGCTTTGCGCCTGCAATGTCTCGGAACTCTTTGACAGCAAAGTTAAGACCAGGAACATGCTTGAATGTCAGTTCCAGACCATTGATACCTGTCCTAGCGAACAGGAAGAATGGTTTAAGCAGGGGCTGTGAGTCAAACAACTCATCCAGCTTCTTACCGAAACCTTGAATATCTTTTGTCAAGGTAACTTCTTTCTTAGCGTACTGCAGCATTTCATCACTTACACTGCCGTCGTTAAGGTCAAAGATCTCGGCAAACTCACGTTCCTCAACTTCTTTAATAAGTTCAGGTGTAATTTGTTGAATCCTGCCTTGACCTCTTGCGTCAAACGCTTTCATCATGGCACGTTCTTTTGCTCTTGCACGAGCGAGAAGCATGGTGAATGCATCGTCAGTCGCGGCCATCAACTTAGTTGAATAGGTCAAAAAGTTTTTGTCGTTTGCAGAACGTGCAATGTTTGCAACTCTAAATGCAACCTTTTCACCGTCTGTTCCTCGTGTCTCAGCCCAGTGCTTCATCAACTCCCACTGTTCGTCACGAGCATCAAAGTCACCAAAACGGTTCTTGAACGTTGAGATCTCACCAGACCAGTAGGACCGAAGACGTGTATTGAAATACTTGAATGCTTCAGGTATTGTCTGTATCAAGGCGTTTGTAGACGCCATAGCTGTTTGCAAGGTTTGTGGGTTACCTCTTCCTGCAAACTGAACAAGACCACCCAGCATCTGTGCCATAGGTCTAGTAAAGGTAGCGGTCGCAGTGCCCATGATTGCCCGGATAGGAGTCTTAGGACCACTGAGAACACTATTGATCATGACGCCTTGCAGCTCACGAATCAACAGTCCAGTTTTCTTTTTACCTTCTACTGTTTCGCCCAAGAGGCGACGACGCATAAATGCATCGAAGTCAGTCCAGTTTTCAACCTTGTGGGACATGCTGAAAGCTTCCAACACAGCATGAAGGAAATCATCTGTAGGTTGTTGGCGAGCAAGATCCAGCATCATATCTACTTGTGATTTAGTAGATTCGTGGATTTCTGACAGCGTAGCTTCGTATTGTTTCTTAGCAGCCTTAGGGTCCATTGCGTTCAACGAAGCGAACTCACGGCTGATAATGTACCTAGATCGCTTTGTCTCATTAAGACCAACAATAAGATTATCACGGATGGATTTGACCGGACCATCAATGTCGTTAATATCAACAACATCTCTCAGTTCACCAGAAGCAGTCGCTAGATCACGTATTTTTCTGAACAGTGCAGTGTTGACAAGGTCAGCGGTAACTACGTTTTCCATTGACCAGTATTCAATGTTTAATGATTTACCACTCACACCAGTACCAGTTTGTGCTGGTATCGAGTTAATAATTTTTTCCCAAAAGTCTTCTGGTATATCAGAGCCAGCATCCCGGCCTCCAACGACAATCTGTGCGTTTTCAACTGAATCCTTAAAGAAATCAGCTAATGCGCGGTTTTGGCCTCTCAGTTCTTCCGTAATACGTTTAAAACGTACCTCACCGTACAACTCTTTTGCAAGTTTCTCTACCAGTGACACGTTTCCTTCAAACCCTTCGTTAGCCATACGTTCGGCTTGTTTCGGGGTAAGGATGTTGTCTGTAGATCCAAACTCTGATCCAGTATCCTTGTGAATACGTTGGACTTGTTTCTGAACATCGTAGACATTTCCCATCGAGTTGGGCGAGCCTTGGTGTGAGTCAGCAATAGGTTTGTTTTTATGGCCTCTGAAGCCTGGATCGTTCAACTCCTCCCGACCTTTTTCAACAGTCTGTTCTTCTACAGACTTGCCACGTTCTTCGATTTTACGCTCAGCACGTGCCTCAGGTCCTTCAGGAGGGGTCCAAGTGCTGAATTTATTAGATGTACTGCGTTTCTGTGTCGCAATCATCTCTTTAATTTGGTCCTCTGGTGACAGGGACTCAAAACGCCTGCCTTTTTTGAGCAGGTAACGTGAAGTTTCAGAACGCAAGTTTTTGTCTACGGCAGCTTTAACCGAATCCTCTGACCGTGCACGCTGCATACCATCAATCGCGTCTGCATCAATGAGAGCTTGACGATCAGGTTTTTCAGGTACTTTAGTTTTACTTGCTGCTCTAGATTTCCCGATGGCTCGGATAACACCGTCTACAACAACACCAATACCCATACCTTCCACTACGTTTTTTAAGGTCTTGATCATTGGGTGATCAGAATCCTTAGTAGCGAACGGAGTATCTAGCAGAGGTACCTTGTCTTTCAGCGAACCCATAAGGTTATGGTCCTGTGAATACTCTGACAAGAGGTCAGCAGTACCACCAACAGCAGCACCACGAGCAAGGGTTGCACCGAAGCCTGCAGAGCCTGCACCTGCTAGCCAGCTTGCACCAGCACTGATACCACCACCAATACCAGCAGCAGCAACGCCTTTAGCACCGAGGATCACACCGCCAGCAAGGGTGCCGTAGTGAACAACACTGCGGATAGCATTGCCCCACCAGGTTTGTGTTACAGGGTTTTGGTCACCACCGAGAGGGTTGAACTCAGGTTCGTAGTCATCCCCTTCACGTTGCATCTC